AATCCATCTCTTATAGATTCTTTATTTTCTGCGGCATTATCTTCATTACCTGACATTGATTGATCTAACGTATTTTCAACAGCATTACCAACAGCGTTAAAATCGGTAGAACCTGATATTTGGTTTACCAAATCAGTCAATCCACTTATAGGTAAATAAGTACTCATCATCCCACAGCCCATATCATATTGATTTGTCCCATTCTTTAAATTTTCTGCCCTTTGTCTTAGTTCTTCATATTCAGCGGGAGATAATTCAAAACTATCGTCGCCATTTATGGCATTTTCGATCATTTTATCGATTTCCAGTTCTTTTAATATTTCTTCGGCACTTTTATTTTGTGTTGATGTTATAGTACCAAAGATTTTATCCATTGTATTTGATACAAATTCTTTTTTATTTATTATTTCAACACTATCAATATAATCCCCAAATAAACCACCCACTGTAGTATCGCTCCCAATACTCAAAGAATTAGGTTTGAATGTAAAGCTATCCGTCAGAGAATCATAATTTATTGTCATATTGCTTATGGCAACATCTGAACCTTCATTACTAATTGCGTTATAAGCGGTACTATCAAACCCATCATCGCTCCCATATATTAAATTTCCACCACTTGAACCTGGACTTGTTTTAAATTTTCCATAAGTATCTATTGTCGATACGGGGACTTTAATGCCTTCACTTTTAAATGAGGCCGAAAGTGGCTCATCTGAATTATATTGGCTTGTTATTTGATTTTTTAATGCAATCCTTAATTGAGAATTTGCATTATCAACAAAGTCAGTCAATAACTTACCGACCACCTCTTTCAAAGCTGCACTACCAACCGCTGTTTTTAAAATATTAATTAAAAACGGAACTATTTCTTTGCTGTTGTTTGCAGATTTCGAATAATTTGGTGGCTTATAAGTTTGCATCCTTTGAATCAAAGAAGTGTACGAACTTATTGTCGTAAATACGTTTTTTTTACTGTCGGCCAGACCCATTTATTCAGATTTTTTTTCTTTCCTTTTTTCTTCTATCTGTTGTTCAACAAAACTTAATAATTCATTCCTTCTATCAGAAGATACAACATCATCCTCTTCTTTATCTTTTTCTTTATTACTGTTATTTGTTTTAACGTCAAAAACAACTTCTTTAAGATATTTTAAAAGCATAATTTTTTGATCTTGGTTTTTAGCTTCGGCAGCAATAAGCTTAACAATTTGATCTCCAATGGCGGCTATTTCCCCACCTTCTTTAACCTTATTTTCCCATTTAACAAATAATCTTGTAATTTTTGCCCTTTGATTAAATGATTCATCGTAAATTTCTTGCAATAAATTATTTACCGATTCTTCATCAAATTTAATCCTTCTTCTTTTTGGTCTCATAATATTTTCTCCTTTATTTTTCTAAATATTAGTTTTAGTACATATAAATAGTTTTATTTAAAAAATATGCAAAAAAAATCCCCCATTCTACTATTATTTTTGAATGGGGGTTACTTTTACTGGCTTAAAAATTTATCCTTATCTATAAAATAAACCTCTTTAAAGGGTTTTATTGCAACCCTTATTTCTTTAGTAGATAATCTGGTTTGTTCTTTTAAATAAAAAAGGATTTTATTTTTTGCAAATTTATTGGTAACTTTCTTTTGGTATTTTCCGCTTGGGTCGTCTTCCATGAATAAAAGATGCCAATTTTGTAGAATATTTATGATAGCATCACCAACAATTATTTCATTAGTTTTCATAGTCTCATCATCGATCATCTCATCAATTCTTTTTATGATAATGTCTATTAATTTTTCTAATTGTTGGCTATTTTCATCACCTATATTATATGAATATTCCTCATCATTGTTAAATTCATCGGCATAATCATCAAAAGATAATATATTTTTATCTTCATTGTAACTTTTTTTTGTATGATCCTTACAATAATTCCTAACAATTGTCTGGCAATAACTGAATGCTTTGGTTTTATTGCCCAATTTTGTTATTTTATTTGGGTTAAACTTGACCATATGTTCAATTAAATGGGACAATGCATTAGATTCAACTTCATCAATACCATAATTACCGATATGGATTGGATATCTCCTGATGATTGATTGTATCATCTTCCTGAATGGGATTATAAGTATTTCGTTATAAATCTCATTCTTTTTTTCAATTGAATTTGAATTTATATAATCAATGACGGCCTGTTCTTCTCTTTCGGCGAAATATGGGGTACTTTTTTCATTCTTTTTCATTAAAATTGTTAATAACTCTCGACCTGATTATTTTTCTTCAACAATAATCTTTTTTAATCTTGTTGTATCAATAATTCTATCATTTGGAAAATTAGATTCTTTTGTTGCTGTTTCAAACCAGAATTTTCTTTCATCGATAGGCATTGTTTTTGAAAATATATCAAACAAACTTCCATCTCTCATCATTAAATGCTTATATGATATTTTAGGTATGGAATAAATTTTATTCATATTATTTAATGCCCTTAATAAAAATTCATACATGAATGTTAGTTTAATGTTGCTTTTATAACCACCAACAGCAATAAATTCTTTTGTTTTAATGATTGCCCCTGAAAGTTTAAAATCGGTATATTTCTTTAAAGCATCAACATTTAGATATCCAATTTCACCGTTTTCACCTACAAATTCTTGTGCCCAAACAACTTCATTTGCAAATTTTACCCCTTCACCTTTTTCATTAACTTCTATCATTATAGTTAAGAACACATCAATTTCTGGATATGCGTTAATATATTCAGAAGCAATTTTTACAAAATGGGTGTTATATTCGTCATCAAATTCAAGTACAGAAAAATATTCAGTATTTATATTTTTTGAAGCTAAATTGACTTGAGACTGATAATCTGTTTTACCTTCATTTTTCAATAATTGTAATGAAGATTTTAATACTTCATCTTTATTGATAGATTCTAATAGATTTAGTTCAATATCGTTACCATAAACCAATAATATATTAGGTTTATTAGTAATATCTTCTTGTTTTAAAACTGATTCAACAGCTTTCTTTAAATATTCCAAAATCACATCATTAAACTCATGAACCGGGATTATAATTGTTAAATTACTCATATCTTTTTTCTTTTACTTAATTTATTAAATATTATTGTTTACTGCAGATTCTAATAATAATGTCCTTTGGAGGATAAAATCACCATAAATATCTGTTAATTGTTTTTTTGCATTTTCCTGATTATATTTACTTGCAATTTTATTCATGCTGTTATATAGTTTATCGTTAATGGAATCATCTAAAAATTTAGTGATGACTTCACCCAACAACATTGGTAAATCATAAAAATTATCAGTCCATACCCCGCACCCATCAACCACTTTTGCAGGTTTGCCGGTTTCATCACGCTCAATTAAATATTCTGGCATAATATCTGGTTTTAAACAAATTGGTATTACACTAGATTTCATACATTCTAATGGAAATGTTCCAAAAGATGAAATCCTATCTACCCAAACAGCAGCACAATTTTCTTTTAATCTTTTTGCAAAATCAACCCTACGTAATGGAACTGGGGGTTTGCTTTTAGTTAACATACTATCGAATGTAATCCAATTATATTGCGGAAATTTGTTATAAAACAATTTTGCAAATTTTGATATTTCATTGGGGTTTCTCCCAACTATTGAAATTATAGGTTTTTGTGGTTTAGTATCTTTTTCAAAATATTCAGGGATACCTACATTATAAACCCTAATGCTAAATTTATTTTTTCCATAAAAAGTTTCAATAAAATCTTGTATTGATTTAGATGTGGTGATAATATCATTAATACCAAATCTCTTCCAATCATATGATGGTATTAAACCATTAATCATATAATCAATTGATTGTAACAAACCCACCCTAAGACAAGGTAAATTCTTTGTTTGTTCCATTATATTAGAATAAACATCTGGGATTACCATAACATCTTCTGGTCCTACTGTTAATTTAGGATCTGATAATGGTAAATGTTTTATTGCCGTAAGTTCTTTTTCAATCCAAACAGGAGGGACATATTCAGCTTTTTCAACCAAAGCAATTACATCATAACCCATGTTTTTTACAACTGTGGCATGAAAATAAATTTCATAAATAGATGCTGCCGGACTATGTGATTCAGGAATACAAAATAAAAATTTAGATTGTTTACTTTTTATTTTTTCTAAAGAAACCTTAACCTTTTCTATTTTTTCAGATTCAGATTTTTGAACCTCATTATTAATTAATTCTTCACTCATTTTGTTTTATTTTTATATTTTATAATTTTTTCAAAATTAAAATTATCGATCAAATCTTTAAGTTGCAAAACTTCTATTGATCCTGTTTTAATGTCTTTATTAAACGGACGGGATAATTTTATTATTTTTTTACCCCAAGGAGCACCTATTTTAAGAAATTCTGGATTAGCTGTAATAACAATATCCACATCTTTCCAAATATCAAAACTTTTGTTTATAAATTTATAATTTCTAAACCTGCTGAACATCTTATTTAAAAATGATAACGTTAATGGTATTGTTTTTGAATCTTCTACCGAAAATATTGTAAATTCAACAGATGTGGAATATTTATTATAAAAGTTTTTAACATCCAAATCCATTCCCCTATACATTATTGGCGATAATGCAAACAACTCTACCATGTAATCTTCATACATAAATCGATTATATACATCCAAAGGGCTTAATATTTTCTTTTGTGGTGTTTTAAATAAAGCAAAATCTGCGGGTGCTTCACCAGTATTTTCATCCACCTGATAATCCAAAGGATTTATATTTTCTGGCATTTCATCCGGTTCTTTTAGTTCTTTAATTTCTTCTTCAATTTCATTCCACTTATACGTTTTGAAATAATCTGTTGAAAAAACATAAGGTTGTTCTGTCGGAGCACCTTCTTCACCAAATTCTGTTACATAATATTTATCAAACTGTAACCATTTAGCCCTCAAAACCTCATCTATTTCTATTCCTATTTTAATTTTTCTCATTCTTTTTATTTTTTAATTCATCCAATTGATAATTAAGTTCTTGATTTAACTCTTTTATCATTTCTGTATGTTTTCTTACTAATTCACTATCTGTTATATATTCAGGATTAATACATTCAACCTTGCAATCATAAGTTTCTTTTGGCAAATAAATGACTTCACCCTCTAAACTTCTAAAAAATTCAGAAGTTTTTGATGCCACCTTTGCCATATATTCTTCTATATCTTCAGTACGAATACCAGCAACTCCAACATACATTACAAATGCTTTAGTTTTCATTTTGCCGTTTCTACTAATAATTGTTTATTATTTTTTGTCGGATACTTAACTGTTTTATTTTTTTCTTTA